CGATTCCGTGGCAGAGGGGCATACTTCGGAAACTACGGAAAAAGGCACGCACTCCCACGTTGAAGGCATGGGGACGATCTCAAATGCGCCCGCACAGCATATTCAGGGCTGCTACAACAAAGCCAACGGCGGGCAGTATGCGCACGTTGTAGGCAATGGCACTTTAGATGCTCGCGCCGACATCCATACACTCAAATGGAGCGGGAAGACTTGGTTCAAAGGCGACGTGTATGTAGGCGGCGACGATGACAGCAACGGCGAAAAGCTCATTAAGAAAAGTGAGCTTGATGCTGCGATTGCAGAAGTTGAGAAGATGGAAGGCCCCGCAGGCCCTCAGGGCCCTCAGGGTGAGAAGGGCGACACCGGAGCACAAGGCCCCGCTGGCGCAGACGGAGCACAAGGCGCAGATGGCGCTGATGGCATCTCTCCCACGGTCGCTGTTAATGAGATCACTGGCGGTCATTGCATCACCGTAACGGATGCGGACGGGGTAAAGTCCTTTAATGTGCTGGATGGCGCGGACGGTGCGCGGGGCCCCAAAGGTGATAAGGGCGACACGGGTGCTCAAGGCGAGCAGGGCATTCAGGGAGATACTGGTGCAACCGGGCCAAAGGGCGAAAAGGGCGACAAGGGAGACACGGGTGCAGCTGGCGCAGACGGATTCTCTCCGACTGTCGCGGTCGAGGACATAACCGGAGGTCACCGCGTGACGATCACGGATGCAGATGGGGCGAAATCCTTTGATGTGATGGACGGCGCGGATGGCACGGGTGCAGGCGGCAGTTCCCTTCCGGCGGGCGGCTCGCCCAATCAGATGCTCGTGACCGACAGCGAAGGCAACACCGTTTGGGAGGACAGGACGCACTGGAAGGAAGATGTATCATTTGAAGTGCTTCCGGAAACACAGTTCACCGCCGATGACTTGCAGGATGGGATGTATCCTAGCGCGACAGATATGCTTGTTCCGCTGGAAGATGGGAAAACATATACTGTCACATTCAACGGCGTTGAGTATGACTGCGCCACCATGTGCATTAACTCTGTGATTTATATGGGCAATCTTGCCGCATTAGACGCATCTTTGCCGGCATCGGACGCGCCTTTTGTGATTATGTATGCGCTGCCGGAAGTGGCGGCACAAGCTGGCATGTGCTGGGGCTTGATGCCGCTTGACGGATTGACTTCCGGTTCCGTGTCTATCTATTACAGCGGCATTACCTATCACAAGATTCCGTCTGAATATTTACCAGAAGGCGTAAGCATTCCAACCGTTGATTTAACAAAATTAGGCGTTGGTGAACTTATTGGTTCAACACCAGCAGAAGATTTCTCAACGCAAAGATGGGATTGCCCGAGTCAAGATACTGTAAATGCTGTTATTCCTGCGCTTGAATCAGGCATAGTGAAATTCAGCTTTACAATGGATTATGATGGTTCGGGGCCGTTTGGTGGAATTTCTTCACTGAACGGTTTTAGCAGGACAATTGTGGCAACTTTGAATCATAAAACTAATAGTGGTATGGACGGAATGCGATACCTTTACACGGGCTTTGTTGAAGGCAGCTTGCTATATGTTGAAATTGACACAAGGCTGTTGAGGGTAGAAACTAAAATCCGCGATTTGTTCGCAACCACTTAACACTTAAACTCCCGAAAAGCTGGTAAAGTGCTTTAAGTTTACGATGACACGCTCAGCGCGGCGTAGGTCTATTAATCGAAATAGGAGGAAGCCATGCTTACTCTCGAAGAAATTAAACATTTTATGGATGAGGACGCTTCCTCCGCGAAAAAGAGCTTTGCGCGGGTTGGGCAGCGTTACTACGAAGGCGATCACGATATTAACTCGTATCGCCTTTTTTACTGGAACGATGACGGCAATCTGGTAGAGGACAAGTACAGATCAAATATCCGCATAAGTCATCCGTATTATACGGAGCTTGTCGATCAGGGCACGCAGCTTATCCTTTCCGGAAAAGAAGGATTTATTCGATCTGATATTCCGGAGCTGCAGAAGGAGCTCGACGCATATTTTAACGACAACGAGGAATTTTGTGCAGAGCTTGCAGAAGTGCTCACAGGCGGGCAGGTCAAAGGCTTTGACTTCATGTATGCGTACAAAAATCGCGAAGATCGCACGGCCTTTCAGCAGGCGGATTCGCTGGGCGTGGTTGAGATCAGGGCCAAAGACACGGACGACGGATGCGCTTATGTAATTTACTGGTATGTTGACCGCATTGACAAGGGCGAAAAGCGCATTAAACGCATTCAGGTATGGGACGCGCAGCAGGTGCACTTTTTCGTGCAGGTCGATGATGGCGAGATCATCAAGGACGATTCCGAAAAGATCAATCCCCGGCCTCATGCGATCTTTGAGGAAGGCGGAGAAACGACCTACGAAGATTACGGGCTGATCCCTTTCTTCCGTTTCGACGGCAACAAGCAGCAGATTTCGAGCTTGAAGCCGATAAAGCCGCTTATTGATGATTACGACCTCATGGCAAGCAGTCTTTCAAACAATCTCGTGGACTTTGACACGCCGATTCATGTAGTCAAGGGCTATAATGGAGATAATCTCGACAAGCTGCAGACCAACCTCAAAACGAAAAAGGTCGTCGGCGTTGATGCGGAGGGCGGAATCGAAGTCCATACGGTTGATGTTCCTTTTGAGGCACGAAAAGCCAAATTGGAGCTTGACGAAAAAAATATTTACCGCTTCGGAATGGGCCTGAACACTTCCGGCCTTAAGGATACGAATGCCACAACGAATCTTGCGATTGAAGCGGCCTATTCCCTGCTCGAATTGCGCTGCATCAAGCTCCGCTCGCGGCTGAAGCAGTTTTTGCGCGGGCCTATTGGCCTTGTGCTTAAAGAGATTAACACGCTCAACGGCACAGACTATAAGCAGAGGGATGTTTATTTTGAGTTTGAACACGAAATAATGAGCAATGCCCTCGAAAATGCGCAGGTCAAAAAGATGGAAGCCGAAACGAAGCAGATCGAAGTCAATACGATTCTCAACGTTGCGGCCAATATCGGCGATGAAGAAGCGTTGCGGGCAATCTGTGAAGTGCTCGATCTAGATTTCGACGAGATCAAAGACAAGGTTGAGCAGATGAATCCGGAAGCTGATCTTCTGAGTGCACGAAAGACGCTGGAAAGCGTGGTGGTAGAGGATGAACCGGCGGCAGAGATTGGTGCAGGAGCGGTTTCTTGATAACGAGGAAGCTGTAATAAAGCGGCTTGACACGGTTTACAAAACATCCCTCCGCGATATTAACAAGTCCATATCCCAGCTTGACAAGAGTATAGGCGAGCTGCAAAAGGTGTATGCTTCCATCGGTGACGATGATATAGGCGACCTTGCAGCCGCCTTTTTTAAGGGCCGCAGACGGACATATACGCCCGCTGAAGCTCGCGAAACGCTGCAGAGTATGATTCAATCGAAAGTCTATCAAAAGGACTTCCAGAAGGCCCTACAAAAGCAGGTGGGCGGCATTCTCGCGGATATGCGAGAAAAGGAATACAAGGCCGTTTCAGACTATATACAGCAGTGCTACGAGGAAGCCTTTGTGGGCACGCTTTACGACCTACACGGGCAAGGTATTCCCCTATGCTTCCCGCTCGATCAGGAAGCTATGGTGAGGGCCGTGCAGCTTGATTCAAAGATAAGTCAGGGCCTTTATAAGCGGCTGGGCGAAGATGTGCCGATCCTCAAAAAAAAGATCATGGCCCAAGTGAGCCGGGGCATTTCCACGGGCATGAGCTGGCAGGAAGTGGCGCAGCAGCTTGCGGGCATTTCGAAAATCGGATATAACAACGCCGTCCGAATCGCCCGCACCGAAGGGCACCGGGTACAGTCTCAATCCTGCATGGATGCGTGCTACAAGGCCAAAGAGCGTGGCGCGGATGTTGTAAAACAATGGGACGCGGCGCTTGATGACCGGACACGCGAAAGCCATGCTGCAGTAGATGGCGAAATCCGGGAGCTGGACGAAAAATTCAGCAACGACCTCATGTTCCCGGGCGATCCTTCCGGCGGCGCGGCAGAGGTCATCAACTGCCGATGCAGGGTATTGCAGCGCGCACGCTGGGCACTGGATGAATCGGAGCTGGAAACGCTGAAACGCAGAGCGGAATATTTCGGCCTTGATAAGACGGACAGCTTCGAGGAT